CAGATAATGTTAGAAAAGGATGCAAAGTATGAAAAGGGCAATTATTACAGGAATTACAGGACAAGATGGTTCTTACTTAGCTGATTTATTACTTGCTAATAAATACAAAGTGTACGGGATATACAGAAGAACTTCTAATTCAAATTTCTCAAGGCTAACAGATGATTGTTTAAAAAATAAAAACTTTCATTTGTTGGAGGGCGACATATGCGATCCCTACACTGTGGCCCGAATTCTAAAGATTATAAAGCCCGATGAATATTATAATCTTGCTGCCCAGTCACATGTGGCAACTTCTTTTGAGCAACCCTCATATACTTGGGATGCAACAGCTAAGGGGGTTTTGAATGCTCTTGAGGCAATTCGCAATGAAAGTGTTGATACTAAATTTTATCAAGCAAGTTCTAGTGAAATGTTTGGGAAAAACTATACTACTGTGTATGATGACTCTGGGGAAAACCCAATTAAGTTTCAAAATGAAGAAACTGCATTTTACCCACAGTCGCCCTATGCGATTGCTAAACTTGCGGGACATCATTTAGTTCGTAATTATAGAGACTCTTATAATATCTTTGCATGTTCTGGAATACTTTTTAACCATGAGAGTGAACGCCGGGGCGAAAACTTCGTGACCCGTAAGATCACTAAGTGGCTGGGAGAATTTATAGCAAGTGATAAAGATAAAAAATTTCCTAAGTTGCGCCTTGGCAACCTCGATGCTCATCGCGATTGGGGTCATGCGCAAGATTATGTCAAAGCTATGTGGTTAATGCTTCAACAAGAAAACCCCGATGATTATGTTGTTGCCACTGGTAATACATATACTATTAAAGAATTTTTAGAAGTGGCATTCTCTCGTTATGATTTAAATTGGGAAAAACATGTAGTTATTGATCCTAAGTTTTATCGTCCTGCCGAAGTCGAATTTCTTCGTGGAAGCCCCAAAAAGGCCAAGGACAAATTAAAGTGGTCGCCTGAAATATCTTTTTATCAGCTCGTAGAAAGAATGGTAGAGCATGACGTGGCCGAAGCGAGACTATCAAGACAATCACTTCAAACAATTTAGGAGTGAAGTTTTAAAACGCGATAAGCACACCTGTCAAATGTGCAAGAGTAAAAAACGCAAAGAGTTACAGGTCCACCATCTCAACAGGTGGGCCGACTCTCCTACTATGAGATACGAACCCAAGAATGGCATATGTTTATGTAAAGCTTGCCATAAATCTATTACGGGTTTTGAACAATGTTACGAAGCATACTTTTTCGAGATAATAAAACGAAATGAAAAAAGAACCTGAATTTATTATTATTAAAGATACTAGAGAGCAAACCCCATGGCTGTTCGATTTCGAGCATACGGTTGCTGAAGAAATAGGCACTATAAAAACCGGGGACTATACAATCAAGGGTATGGAAGACAAGATTTGTATTGAGCGAAAAGGGTGTATAGAAGAGCTTGCTGGTAATTTAGGCAAGGATTTTTCTAGATTCTCCAAGGAGTTAATTCGCATGGATCAATTCCCCCACTCGTTTATTATTTGCGAATTCGCCCTAAAAGACTTAATAGAATACCCCTTCCATATGAACAATGTTAAACTTCAACAAACTGCAAAAATGAGTGGTAAGTATTTACTAAAACTAATCATGGAAATTCAATTACAGCATAATGTAAAAATTATGTTCTGTGGAAATAAATTCTATGCCATGAAAACAGCCCTTTCATTAATGAAGAGAGTCCATGAGCGATACAGACAAACTACTTAAAGACGCTTGGTTAAATATAGATGTTGATGAAAACCAACTATTCAATCCTCTTGACTATATTTATGATATGTGCGGCGAAGATAAAACCCAAATCATTAATAACTTAGCTTGGTTAATGACACGCCCTGAGTATTTCTCATTTGTCTGCAAATATATATTCAATATAGAAATATCACCAGTCCAAGCTCTTATTTTACATGACATGTGGAATAGAAAGTTCCCTATGCTGGTGGGGTCGCGGGGGTTTGGTAAATCATTTATTTTATCATTATATTGTATGTTAAGAGCATTCTTCTTGCCTGAGCGTAAGATTGTAGTTGTGGGCGCAGCATTTAGACAATCCAAGGTTCTGTATGAGTATGCGGAAACTATTTGGCGTAATGCTCCAGTCTTAAGAGACTTGTGCGATCAGTCTAGCGGAACTACAAGAGATGTGGACAGATGTACAGTTCGTATAAATAGAGGAGTTATTACTTTCTTGCCATTGGGCGATGGACAAAAGATTAGAGGTCAGCGCGCTAATGATATTGTAGCTGATGAATTTGCATCTATTCCTAGAGAAATCTTCGAAAATGTTGTGGCTGGTTTCGCTGCCGTTGCAAGTTCGCCTATTGAAAAAGTAAAAGCTAGAGCCAAAGAGAAAAAGGCGAAAGAGCTTGGAGTACAATTAGAATATGTCGATGCAAATCTGGACTTCTATAGATCGAATCAGATTATATTATCTGGTACAGCTTATTATGATTTTAATCATTTTGCAGAATATTGGAAGAAATATCATGCAATCATTAAAACCAGAGGAGTACAACATAAATTAGAAGAAGTATTTAATGGTGAAGTTCCTAATGATTTTAACTGGGAAGACTACGCGATATACCGAATACCCGTAGAGCTATTGCCTCCGGGATTTATGGATGATGGTCAGATATCTAGATCTAAGGCCACCGTACACGCTGGTATTTACCAGATGGAATATGGAGCATGTTTCTCTACAGACAGCAAAGGATTCTTCAAACGAAGTTTGATAGAATCATGCGTTTGTTCTGAAAAGAAACCAATTGTTCTTAGCTCAGGAGAAGTATTTTTTGAAGCTAGCACAAGAGGAAACCCCAATAAACAATATGTTATTGGTGTTGACCCAGCGTCTGAAGTTGATAATTTTTCTATTGTAGTTCTTGAAATTAATGAAGATCACAGAAGAGTAGTCTATTGCTGGACAACTACTAGGGAGCGACATAGAGAAAGCGTAAAAGCCCATCTAACTGAAGATAATGATTTTTATGGATATTGTGCTAGAAAAATTAGAACCCTTATGAAAATCTTTCCAACTGTAGAAATCGCAATGGACCCCCAAGGTGGTGGTATAGCAGTCATGGAATCTCTACACGATAAAGATAAGCTTAAAGATGGCGAAGTGGCTATATGGCCTAAAATTAACCCAGAGAAGTCAGCCCCTACAGATGATGAACCCGGAATACATATTATCGAAGTGTGTAATTTTTCATCTGCTCAATGGACTGGCGAGGCAAATCACGGCCTTAGAAAAGACATGGAAGACAAAGCTATTATCTTTCCTTTCTTTGACGCTGCAACTCTAGGTCTTTCTCTTGAAGAAGATAAACGAAATAATAGAATGCACGACACATTAGAAGACTGTGTTATGGAAATCGAAGAACTTAAAAATGAATTATCTTTAATTGTTATTTCTCAAAGTCAGAGCGGAAGAGAGAGATGGGACACTCCAGACACTCGTAGTGGCAAGAAAAATAAATTACGTAAGGATAGATATTCAGCATTAATTATGGCAAATCATGCTGCTAGATTATTAAATTCTAGGAGTTTAACTATTGAATTCGAAGAAGAATATTATAAAAATGTCGGGTTCGCTCAAGCGTATGTTGGCGAAAAGGGTAATGATTTTTATTCGGGTCCACAATGGTTTTCAGAAAGTGCCAAGTTTTTATATTAAGTGTGTATAGTAATATGATTACCAATACTATTACATAAGGAAACAATACTAATGAGCGATTTGTACTCCACTTGGGTTGACGATTCTTCTAAAGATAAAGCATTTGCTGAGGCGAATGAAGCATATAATCAAAACTCTCCAATTCAAAATGATAAAGCTATAGGGTATTCTTATCGAAATTATATTGATGTAGAACCAAATAAATCAGTTAGAACTAGCATGACGAGAAATGATTATTATCGTTTCCGTCCTGAAGAATCTATGCCAACACGCCAAAAGCGTATTATGAAGATGTGTATGGATGCATACGACAGAGTTGGTATTATTCGTAATGTTATCGATCTCATGGGAGATTTCGCAGCACAAGGAATTGATATTGTACACCCCAATGCGGCAATCGAAAGATTTTATAAAAAATGGTTTCAGCAAGTTAATGGCGCTGAGCGATCTGAGAGATTTCTTAATTATCTATATCGTACTGGAAATGTTGTTGTAAAAAAAAGAACAGCTAAAATTAATGCAGCTAAAGAAGAAGAATTAAGAAAAGCTAGTGCTGAAGCGGATATGGAAATTCCTAATAAAAAATATAATAAAAGGGAAATCCCGTGGGCTTATGATTTCTTAAACCCCCTAGCTGTTGATGTTTTAAATTACTACAATGGAATGTTTATCGGCGATCCTAAGTATGTTTTAAATTTATCTAAAACAACCTATGATTCCTTTCAATCTGCTAATGTTACCATGCGTAATAACTTCTCTAAGTTGCCACCTGATCTACAAAAGCAAATCACAGAAGGCAAAAGGCAAATCCCATTAGATGCAGATAAAGTGTCTGTATTCTCTTATAAAAAAGATGATTGGCTAGTATGGGCTAATCCTATGATTTATGCTATTTTAGATGACTTAGTTATGTTAGAGAAAATGAAACTAGCCGACCTTGCTGCTCTTGATGGGGCAATTTCTCAGATTCGCTTATGGAGAATTGGTAGTTTAGATCACAAGATTATTCCTAAGAGAGACGTTGTTAATAAATTAAGAGATATCTTAGCTTCTAATACTGGTGGTGGTACTATGGACTTGGTATGGGGGCCAGAACTAGACTTTAAAGAGAGTCAATCTCAAGTTTATAAATTCTTAGGTAGTGAAAAATATCAACCTGTATTAGCTAGTATCTACGCTGGGCTAGGCATTCCACCTACCTTAACTGGATCTGCTGGCAGTGGTGGTGGATATAGTAATAACTATGTATCTTTAAAAATGCTTATTGAAAGATTAGAATATGGTCGTGGAGTATTAACTCAATTCTGGATTAAAGAAATTGAAGCTGTTCAAAAAGCTATGGGTTTCAGACTTCCAGCTAAAATTAGATTTGATACTATTATTTTATCAGACGAATCTGCTGCTAAGCAATTACTTATTAAT